TCAGATGGCGCCGCCAGCCCAGCGGACGCGGCCCCCGATGATCAGCTCAGGCTGTTCGGCCAACGGCACTTCCTCGGTCTGGTAGAGCGGGTTGTCGCTCTTTAGCAGCAAAAGGCCGGAACGCAGCATCTGCAACCGTTTAAGCCTGACCAGGCCGCCGTAAACCAGCACATAGATCGCTTCGTCGATGAACTCGCGGATCGAGACGTCAACGATCATCAAATCGCCGTCGTTGATCGTCTCGCGCATAGAATCGCCCTTCGCGACCATCAGCCGAGCAGACTTTGGAGTAACCCCTATCCGCCGCAGCCATTCCTCACGAAAGGCGAAGATATCTGGCTCGCTTTCCTCATAGAGATCAAGGCTGCCCGCGCCCGCGCTTGGCCGTATGTCGATCTTTGGCACAGAAACGAAGCCTTCAGGCGTGCCGCCGGACACCATGAAGCTGAGGGTCGCGCCTGGGCGCATCGGCCCCTTGCCGGCCGCCAGCCAATCGAGCGTGACGTTCGCGGCCTCCGCAATGATCAGCAAATTGTCTAGGCCAGGCATCGATCCCAGCAGATACTTCCGCATCGTCGAGTCACCGATCCCGGAGCGTTTTGAGAAGGCATGAGGTGATTCGCCGGATAGTGCGACCCTCAGCCTCTCAGCGAAGGACGTATCCGCCTCCTCCGAACTCTGACCACGCGTCAGAGTTCCAGTTTCCATTCCCTCAGCCAAGAAAGCCTCGCAACATCAGCGACTTAGCGTCAATTTGCCCAATCAGGCGAATAGTCGAACTCTGACGCGCAGTTATTTGCGCCGTAGGGTTGATGCATTCACCCAATCGTGCGACATTAGTCGCGACTAGTGTTGTTTAAACCTTTAACCATCCGGACCTCTGCAAAGGGCCGGACGATCGGTGGAGCCGCCATGAACACGCCTCAGGTGTGGGATCGTCACGCCATCAACGCCGAGCTTCGGCGCCGTGGCATGAACCTGACCGGGATCGCCCAAGATGCTGGCCTTTATTCCAGCGCCTGCAGGCAAGGCATCATCGGATTGAGCCGCCCAGGCGCCGAGGCCATCGCCGCCGCCCTGGATATCCCGTTCCGAACCCTGTTCCCGACTCTCTACACAAGAGGCCGTCATGACGAGGTGGAGACTACCAGCACCGCCATCAACAGCGGAAGTGCAAAAGTTGCACTCATTTTAGACAACGCATCCGGGGCGCCCTGACCCCGGTGTCTAGCGCGAGAGCATGCGCAGACGGCGGATTTCAATCAGGGGGCCTGCGGACGTGACGACTTCTACCAAAATCAAGATTGCCGAAATCCGGGTACCCGCGAACCGGCGCCGGCTCGACCCGGCCTGGGTGGCGACCATCATGGCCGACATTCAGGGCGGCAACGGTCACATGGTGCCGATCGAAGTCGTGCCCGAGAAGACCGGGGGCTATGAATACCGGTTGATCTTCGGCGGGCACCGTCTCGCCGCCGTTGCGGGCGTTGGCCTGGATGAGATCGACGCCTTCGTCAAAGATCCCAAGGACGTCGCCACCGAAACGCAAATCCGCAAGCGCGAGATCGCCGAGAACCTGATCCGGCGCCAGCTGTCGGTTCTCGACCGAGCCAAGGACATAGCCGACTGGCGCGACATCTACGACGCCGAGCACGGCACCGGCAAAACCGGGCGCAAGAAATCCCGCGAGGTCGTCGAAGATGACGAATTGAGTGCAAAGTTTGCACTCAATTTCTCCGAGGCCGCGCAGGCGGTGCTCGGCATATCCCGCCGCAGCGTGTTCCACGCGTTGAAGATCGCCACCATCCCGGAGCCGATCCGCCAGGACATCTCGCTCCACGCGGTCGCCAACAGCCAGACCGACCTGCTGCAGCTGGCGGCCGAACCGCCGGAGCGACAGGCCGCCATCGCGCGCCTCCTGACCATGGCAGCGGCCAACGCGCCGCAGACGGTCAGCGACGCCATCGCCGTCATCGACCGGACATCCAAACCGGCGACAGCGCCAAAGTGGGAGAAGGTCGCCAGCGAGTTCTCCAAGCTGAAGGAGAGCGAACAGGATCGCTTCTTCACCCTGCACGAAGCCGCCATCCAGCGGTGGCTGAAAGAGCGGAAATGATGGTCCGCTCCCGCCGCGATCAACTAACGGCCGACCTGTTCGAATGGGAACCGCCGAAGGTCGCCGTCGGCTATGCCGCCGATGTCGCCGGCCGTGGCGATCTCGACAACCAGATTTCCCGTCTGGTGAGCCGTGCGCTCCGCGATTGCCGGGACGAGGGCAAGGGTTCGCGCGCCGATATCGCCCGGAGCATGACGGTCTACCTCGGCCGCCAGGTGTCGGAGGGCATGCTCAACAAGTGGTCGTCGGAAAGCAGCGACGAGCACCGCATCCCGCTCGACGCCTTCATCGCCCTGATCGACGCCAGCCAGGCTGACGGCCTGCTCGGCTTCGTCCCGGAAAAGTTCGGCTACGCGGTGGTGCCCGAGAAGTACGCCGACATCATCGAAATCAGCCTGATCGAAGAACACGAACGCGACATCGCCGCCCGCAAGACGGCGCTGATCGCGCGCTCAAAAAGCAAACGCTGAAAGGGCCTGCACATGAATGCTCTCTGGCTTCTCGGCTTCGCGGTCGGATCGGGCTTCTACGGCCTGCTCCTGATCGGTCTGCACCTGTTCTTCACCCGCCAGCAAGGCCCGCGCCTCGCGGCCGGCGCCGTGTTCCGCCGCCGCGTGCGCAAGCATGTTCTGAAGGGGTGGATCTGGTCATGACGAAATGCGCTGCACCCGCATGCCGGAACGATGCGCCAGGCCGCCACGGGATCTTCTGCGTCGACCACTATTTCCAGCTGCCGAAGGTCTACACGGGCCTGCTCACGCGGATGAAGATCGAGTGCAGTCGCTGCGCAGATGCCGACGCAAAGAAGCATCTGGACGAGCAGCTGGCCGCCTACATCAACGTCGTAATCAGCAAGCTTCCCCATCCCCCCGAGGCGCGCAGCTCCCAAGCCGCCCTCGACAGCGCCCGCCGCTCCCCCACTGAGCCGGCGGCGGGCGCCAGCCAATCTCAAGGACGGCTCCTATGACGAATGCTCTAGCTCGGCGCGATTTCGGCCGGCCGCTTGTAGCCAGGCAGAGCCGACAGTTTGTTGTAGGTGTGCCCGTTGAAGGCGAAAATCCCGCCCAGCAGCCAGTGGAAGAACGGCACTTTCAGGCGTTCGCCTCTGTCAAATTCGAGAGCGTCCAGCGCGTCGTTGTACGCCTTGGCATCCAGGGCTCGCAGAGTTGGAGGTTCATCCCCTGCAATTCGTGTCATTCGGCTATTCCAAGTTGCTATCTGTTCGTCATTCGGGATGACCACTGCCTCCACATCAGCCAGCAGGTTATAATACTCCTTCTGCAGGGATTGGTGGTCTCTGGCCGACCTTCCGAAGTCGAACACCAACTGGGCAGCACCTACCACGGCTACTGCGGCCGCTGGCCAAATGGGATTGAAACCCACATAGGTGATAATCCCGCCGCTCGCCGCTGTGCCAAGTACGACGACTGCGAAATTGAAAATCCGGTTCCATCGCTCGTACGTCATGCGACGGCCGGTGTGGTACAGCGCGTTTCGCAAAGCATTAAATCGAACCAGTTCAACAGTCATCATGTCGATCAGATCCCTTATTTAGGGGGCTTTGGCTTGGGCGGCGGCGGCGGCGGTGGAGGCTTAGGCTTCGCCTCTGCCTTCGTGGGAAGGTCTGGGTTCCGGACGCCTTTGTGTGCAATTTCTCTGCTCATCTCCCAAAATCCCGATCACTTCTTTGAGGGCGGCGGCGGAGGTGGTGGTGGTGGCGAGGGCTGCCTCGGCCCACTCGATCCCCCTACGCCTCCGGGCGTAGCAGGCTGTCTGGGGCCTTGTCCCTTTTTGACGTCTGAATTCATAGCAATCGTCCTCCTGTCTTTGTTGCACCTAGAGATGCCAGCTTCAGATTTGCGGTCTACCGCAGATCGGATCCGCTCTTCTACCACGCCTCTGACATCGCCGAACATAGCCACACGCACGGTGTCACCATGAAATACTGGTTGACCGCCCGCGAGATCGCCGCCGAGGCCTTGCCGGACATGCCGCGCACTGAAAGCGCTGTCATTCGCATGGCCGACCGTGAGGGCTGGGCCGATCGTCTCACCCAGGCACGCCCGCGAGCCGGCCGAGGCGGCGCCACCGAATATCACGTCTCGCTGTTTCCGACGCTCGCCCAGGTCGCCTACCAGCAGCGCCACATCATCATCGAATTGCCGGTCAAGCCGGCCAAGGCCTCGCCCGATGCCAGCCTGTCGGCGCGCGCGCTAGAAGAGCGCGACGCACGACTGGCGATCGTCGCCGCCTTCGAGAAATTCTCGCGCGGCATGCAGCTTGGCTACGCCACCCGCGTCCAGGTCTTCACCGACAAGTACAATGCCGGGTCGCTCAACATCGAGCCGTGGGCGCGGGACATTATCCCGAGCCTCTCCAAGCGCTCGCTCGCCCGCTGGCAAAGCCAAAAGCGCGACGGCAGGGTCAATGCGCTGGCGCACGATCCCGCCCAGGCGCGCAAGGGAACAGGCGTGCTCGAAACCGCCAATGGAGGCGCTGTCCGCGCCTTCATGCTGGCGCTGATCGCGCAGCAACCGCATCTGTCGGGGCACCACGTCAGGACGATCTGCCGTTCCGAGTTCGGCGACACGTTGAAGGCGCTTTCAAAGGGCGTTGAAACGGCCATTCCAATGCCGCCGGTCCGCACCTTCCAGCATGCGCTGAAGGGATTGAAGGAGAGCCACAAGGTCGAGCTGCTCAAGCTCACCAATCCCGACCGATATCGGTCGCACATGGCGCCGGCCGGCGTCGGCATGCTGCGCCATGTCACAGAGCCGAACCAGCTCTGGCAGATCGACGCCTCGCCGGTCGACGCGCTCTGCACCGATGGTCGCCATTCGGTCTATGCCTGCATCGACATCGCCACCCGCCGCAGCATCTGGCTGCTGTCGCGGACGCCGCGTGCATCGGCGGTGGCCCTGCTCATCCGCAAGGCCATCCTGGAATGGGGTGTCCCGGAGGTCGTCAAGACCGACAACGGCTCCGACTTCGTCGCCAAGGACACCAGCCGCCTGTTCGTCTCGCTCGGCATCGAGGCCGAAACGTCTGACGCCTATTCGCCCGAGCAAAAGGGCCACGTCGAGCGCGTCATCAAGACCTTCCAGCACGACATGGCGACCCTGCTGCCGGGTTTTGTTGGCCACAACGTTTCGGATCGGAAAGCGATCGAGAGCCGCAAGTCGTTTTCGCAGCGGCTCGGCGAAACCGACGCCGAGGTTTTCGGCGTCACGCTGACCGGCCCGCAGCTGCAGAAGCATGTCGACGACTGGGCAAGCACGATCTATCAGCACCGCCCGCATGCCGGCCTGAAAGGCGCAACGCCCTTCGCCACTGCGCTCGCCTCGTCGAAGCCGGCGCGAAAGGTCGACCAGCGCGCCCTCGACCTGTTGCTGATGCCGGTGGCCGGTGACAGCGGCCAGCGCATCGTCACCAAGCGTGGCGTCCGCATCGCCGACAACTACTATCAAACGCCGTCCATCATGCCCGGCATCGCTGTTTTCGTACGCATGGACCCGAACGATGCCGGCCGGGCCTACGCCTTCGCCCAGGACGGCGCCGAGTTCCTCGGCGACGCCACTTGCCCGGATCTCGCCGGCATCCATCCCGAGACCTTCCACCGCGCCGCCAAGGAAATCCGGGCCGACCTGGTCAACGCACAGGCGCGCGACCTCAAGTCAGACATGAAGCGCCTGGCAAAGGGCAAGCCGCTGATCGAGCGTGCCCTGGAAGTCGCCCGCCGCGACGCGCCGAACGTCATCCCGCTGCCACGCCGCGAGGAAGCGCACTCGACTGCACAGATTGACGCCGCGATCGCGGCGATGTCGGAACAACTCAATCCAGTCGCACCGCTAGACCAGGCTGCCGCAGCTGCGCATCGCCGGCTGATCGACGACATGCGCGCCGAGGACGAAGCCGAACTGGTGGCGAGCACAGACGCGATCCTGAAGGCTCGCCAGGCCGAAATCGAGGCCGAGCGCACTGCGAATTTTCGGGACAACGTCGTAGCCCTACCGGAAACGCCCATGGAGCGCTATCGCCGCGCGCTGCTGTTCCGCGATCGCATGCAGGCCGGCGAGTTGTCCGCAGCCGACGCCATGTGGCTCGGCGGCTACGTCAAGTCGCCCGAGTTCAAAACCCAGTCGATGATCCATGAGGATTTTGGGGACGCGTACCTGTCCTGAGTAACGGAAAAGCCCGGTCTGCAAACCGGGCTCTCCGCAAGAACGCGCCGCCGAAGCGGCACAGCACAACGAGGAAAATGATGAACGAACCCACAAAAGTCAATCGGCCGGCGCCGCTGAAGAATGTCGCCGCCTTCGCCACGCTGCTCCAGACGATGGTCGAGCGCGACCCGAAACTGCCCGGCCTGGGGGCCTTCTTCAGCCCGTCCGGCTGGGGCAAGACGGAGTCCGCCATTTATGGCGCCAATCGCTACCGCGCCGCCTATGTCGAGTGCGGCCAGTTCACCACGGCCCGCTCGCTGCTCTGCGACATTCTCAGGGAACTTGGCGAGCCCAACCCGCGCGGCACGATCGAGGATCTGAAGAACAAGGCCATCATGGTGATGGTGTCCGACCCGCGCCGGCCGCTGATCATCGACGAAGCCCACTTCATCGCCCACAAGCGGTTCGTAGACCTCATGCGCGAGCTGTCCGACAAGTCGGGTGCACCGGTCATCATGATTGGCGAGGAGAACCTGCCGCGCCTCCTGGAGGCCTTCGAGCGTGTCCACAACCGCGTCCTGGAATGGCTGCCGGCCGTTCCCTGCGATGCCGTCGACTTCGAGCTGCTGGTCAAGAACCGCTGCAACGGTGTCACCGTCGCGCCGGATCTCGCCGCCGCGATCCTCGACAAGACCAAAGGCAACACGCGGCGCATCGTCATCAACCTCGCAACCGTCACCAAGGTGGCGCAGCTGACGGGTGCGACCACGGTCGACCTTGGGGCCTTCGGCGGTGCCGGCGTCATAAACGCGACGCCTAAATTCAGCGCGAGGCGGGCGGCATGAGCGTTCGCGGTATTGTGGACATGGTGCAGATCAGCATCGACGTTCCGCGTGGCGAGGCCGGCTATTGGTCGATCATTCGCGACCTAGATGTCGGCGGCCCCTGGACGGTGCGCCAGATCTGCGACCGGACAAACGTCAGCACCAGCCTGGTCGGCAGGTACGTGCGACGGCTGAAGCTCGCTGGCATCGCCCAGATCGTTGAAACGAGAACCGCCTGCAATGTGGGTGGCGGCAATCTTCCTGCAGCCGTCATCTACCGTCTGGCCAAGCGTCCGCTCCTCGCCCCTCGGATCTCGCCGGACGGTAAGGTAAGGCCTGAGCTGGGCATAGAGCAGCTCTGGCGTGCCATGAAGATGGCCAAGGTGTTCAGCCCTGCCGATCTGGCAGAGCATTGCCCTGACGTCGCGCCGGGTACGGTGAAGGCCTATCTGCAGGCGCTGTCAGCCGCTGGCATTGTTGCGGGCACCCCGGCTGCCTATCGCCTTGTTCGCAACCTCGGCCTGCAGGCGCCCAAGATACTGGCCACCAAGCTCGTCTACGACCCGAACAAGAAGGTCGTTGTCGGCCCATCGATCACCTTTGAGGTGAAGCCATGAACCGGGGGCCGGCGAAAGAACAACGGCCGGTTTTCGGCTCTTACATCTCGAACGCGACCAAGGCCTGGACGCCGCTGCCCGATTGGGTCGAGGAGTTGGCAAATCTGGCTGACGCCACGTCGCTGAAGGCTGCAGCCCAGCGGATCGACTACAGCCCGTCCGCCGTCTCGACCATCGTCAGCGGCAAATACAAGGGCGACCTCGGGCGCGTCGAGCAGATGGTGCGCGGCGCCCTCATGTCGATGACGGTCGACTGCCCGGTGTTGGGCGAGATCGGCCGCGACCGCTGCCTTACCGAACAGAAGGAGCCGTTCCGCGCCACCTCGCGGCACCGCGCCCAGCTTTTCCACGCCTGCAAAACCTGCCCCCAAAGGAGAAAATAGCCATGGGCGAGAGATTGTCCCTCGAACTGTCGGACGGCCTGGCCGAAATCGACGGCCTGCTTGACGAGTTCAAACACGAACCCCGCGTCCTCGATCCGTACGACGCCCGTATTCTGAGCGATCGTCTCAAGCAGCTTCGCTATGCAGCCCGCGTCCTGGAGAACCGGCTAAGCGCAAAGCTCTGGAACGACGCCGCGCGCATCGAGCGCGATGCCGAGGCCGAGCGCGTAGCCGAGGCGGCCTTCCAGCCGGGATCGAACATTTGCCTGTTCCCGGTGATCCCGCGCCCGTTCTCGGACGGCCGGCCAGGCGGTGCGGCATGAGCAGCTTGCAGGAAGCCGAAGCCCGCGCCGCCAAGATCGTCAGCCAGCTGGTGCCCGCCCTCACGGCCGAGTTCATCAAGAAGCCGCAGCCTAGGCCGCTAACGCCGCAAGAAGAAGCAATCATGGCGGCTTGCGGCGACGTCGGGCGGGCGGTCGATCACTACGACGGCTGCAAGTTCTCTAACGGTGCCGCCGAACGCCGGGCGCGGATCGCGCTCGAAACCTCTGCGAGAAACCTCCGCAAACTGATCGATCTGCGGGAGGCCAAGCATGCCCGCAAGTGAGGCGCTTTTAGCCGCGGTTTCCCGGCTCGACATGATCGAGCTTTGCAGCCGCATCATCACCAAGCCTGAGCGCAACGCGCCCAGAGCAACAATCGCCGAGATCTACGCCCTGGCGATGGCAACTGAGGGCCTCTGGGCGATCGCTCTCGAAGCCACGCTGCTGGTCAACGCGCTCGAAAGGGCAATGCCCTGGGAGAGCACTGACGCCGAGCACCACGAGCATGTGGCGATCCAGATGGCAGCAATCCGCGACCTTCTCACCCCACTCAGCCCGATCCCAACCCAACAGGAGAACACCGATGGACATCGTTGAAGCCGGCTCGCAAGCAGGCGTAGAAATCATCAATAACAAGCTGTTCTGGATCAATCACCAGGGCGGCTACACCTCCGACGAGCTGGTGAAGCCCAAGGACAAGCTGGAAGACCAGACCGTTCGCAAGATCCTCAAGTTCGCCCGTGACCTATCCGCCCAGGTGGCGCGCTTCAAGATCCACACCATGTCCGACCTGGCTGCGCTCGACCAGCTGGTCGCCGAGCAGTACGGCTTCGTCAAGCGCGGCAACAAGGGCAAGGGCAACCGCACATACATGAGCTATGACGGCCTTCTCCAGGTCACCGTTCAGGTCGCGGAGTTCATGGACTTCGGCTCGGAGCTGCAGATCGCGAAAACCCTAATCGACGAGTGCCTGACCGAATGGGCGGCAGACAGCCGTCCCGAGATCCAGACCATCGTTACGCGCGCCTTCAACACCGATCAGGAAGGCAAGGTGAACCGCTCCGAGATCCTTATGCTTTTGCGGCTCGCCATTACCGATCCGCGCTGGCTGCAGGCGATGGATGCCATTCGAGACGCCCAGCGACCGCGCAGTTCAAAGGAATACGTCCGGTTTGCGATGCGTGGGAGCGTCAAGCACGACTGGATGACGATTACTGTCGATTTGGCGAAAGCATGAATGATGGTGAACATGCTACGTTTTATAAAACTGGTCGAGAGAAATAAGTGTACCCGCAAATTCCTTCACGAAGGACCGCATCCCCGTAAGGTCAACCATCATATCTTCCGACACCACAGCCAGAGCGGCATCGTTAGAGCGTTCGACAGCACTTTCGGCTTCCTCCATGCGGGTTCGCAATCTGCGCACGTCTCGCATGATTGTGCCGTAAACGTAGTACGAACGAGATTCGAGCAGGTTGGCAGCCTCTTCGAGCGCAGGCCGGTCAAAGATCCGAGTGATCTTGTCGGCCAAATCATAGATATGTCGGCCTTCCTCCTCGCTGGGAGGCAATCCGCCTCCAATAATCGGCCCATAGTCTTTCACCACCTGTTCAAAATACTCGAGCCACTGTCTCATGTCGGTGGCTTGAGGATACGCAGCCCGTTCAGCTCGAAGGCTATCCGCTCTGAGCGTCAGCCGAACATTGTGTGCGTGTCGATCCTGCTGCCGTTCCTCACTTTCCTGAACGCGCCTTGCTTGCTGATCGTCAATTTTCTGCATCTGATTTACGGTCAGAAGTGCAGCGGCAACTGCCAGTATCCCAGCGAGGAGCGTCGCCCACTTATAAAGCCAGAGGGCGAAAGGGGCTTCCGGCGCGCTCAATGCTATCACCAAGATGATCGTCACGAGCGGCAAGCTAAGAAGGAAGTAGGTCAAGCTCTTAAGGTTGTCTGGCCGCATACTTTGAACCCCACATTACAATACGATCAACTTTGCTCTTTCCCTTCGTCGTCCGCAATCGTGCCGAACATGGGAAAGGCGCAATGAGCACCCTGGCAGCCATCCATGTGGCCAACAAGCAGCTCGGCCTCGACGAGGACACGGCCCGCGATCTCTATCAGCGGATCACCGGCAAGCGCAGCCTTCGCGAGATGAACGACCGCGAGCTGAAGCTCATCATCACCGAGCAGCGCCAGCGCGGTTTCAAGCCCACTGAAAAGGGCCTTCAAGGGCCTTTCGCAAAGAAGCTCCAGGCGCTGTGGATCGCCGCCTGGAACCTCGGCATTGTCCGCGACCGGCACGATGCCGCCATGCTGTCCTTCGTCAAGCGGCAGACCGGCATCGAGCACACCCGCTTTCTCCTGGACGCCGATGACGCCGCCAAGGCGATCGACGCCCTCAAGGCGTGGATGACGCGAGAGGCCGGGGTTGACTGGAGCCAGAGCGTTTCCACAGCCTCGTGGCTGCGGCCAACGGGTGCAAAGATTGCACTCGCCCAATGGCAGGTTCTGTCTGTCCTGCGGGCCGTTGATGCCGCCGGCTTTCGCAAGTTCGTTTTCGACAAGGCCAAGCCGCTCGACCAGATGAACGACCGTGACTGGCCGACGGTGATGAACGCCCTCGGCGAACAGATCAGGAAGGCGCGGTGATGGTCGCGTACAGCTTCAAACCGATGTTCGCCCCGCAGGTGTCGGGCCTGACGAAGCTCCACACCGTCCGCGCGGATCGCAAGCGCCACGCCCGGCCGGGCGAGGCGGTTCAGCTCTACCAAGGCATGCGCACCCGCAACTGCGTCAAGCTGGTCGATCCCGACCCGGTCTGTGTTCGCGTCCGGCCGATCGCCATTCTCACCACGCCGCTCCTGGAGGATTTCATCGCCTCCATTGTCATCGGCGGCCGCTCGCTTCATCGCGACGAGATCGAAGCCTTCGCCACGGCGGACGGCTTCGGCATCGAGCATGTCGACGACTGGCGCTGGTTGCGTATCGGCCGTGAAGGCTCAGCGCGCTGGAACATGGGCGCCTTTTGGGAAGCCGAGCATGGGGCCGGCTTGTTTGAGGGCCAGTTAATTGAATGGGAGCCGGCATGAGCAATGACCTCGCCCACGTCTCCGACCACGCGCTGATCCGCTACATGGAGCGAGTGCTCGGCATGGACATCGAGCAGCTGCGCGCCCACATCGCCGAAGGCACGCGCCGCCACCAGCGCGCGCCCTGCGTGCGCACCCTTGGCGCGCGGTTCCTCCTCGTCAATGGACGCATCGTCACCGTGATCGAGGGTCGCAGCGTGCCCAGCTATGACGCCTTGGTGCGCCTGATCCGCGATAGCCAAGCGGAGGCCGTGTGAGCGACGAGCTGCGGTCCGCCGAGCTGCTCCACCTGCTTGGCCAGGCGGACTTCGTGCGCCTCGCCGAAACCTATGGCGGACGCCGGCTCTACGTGCCGGCGTCCAGTGACGATACCGCGCTGGCAAAAGACCTCGGCGCGACGGCGGCCAAGAAGCTTGCCCGCCGCTATTCCGGCTCGTATATCCGGGTGCCTCTTGCCCGCGAGCTGCGGGCGCGGCAGTATCGCGAGGCCGGCGCATCGAACGGCGACATAGCCGGCCGCCTCGGCATCACCGAGACCGGCGTCGACAAACTCTTCCGGCGCATGCCGGACAAGCCCGTCAAGGGCAGCAGAGACCCGCGCCAGACCGACCTCTTCTCCAGCAACTGACTGCCTGCCGCCCGCCATGGCGGGCATGATTGCCGCCCGCCGCCAAAGGCATGGTGCTGTGAAATGGCCGGGACAACTCCCGGCCGATTTCACAGGCGGAATGTCGATCCCCATGGCCACGATCATGCCCAGCTCGCGCGCAAAGCAGGCAATCGCCGCCGTGCTGGCGCTCACCGGCATCACCATCGGTGGTGTCACCTACATCAGCGGCGTCCCTGATGACATCGTCCTGGCGTCGACCGCCCTGGTCGAGCCGTGGGAAGGCGAAGTCCTGAAAGCCTACCTGGACAAGATCGCCAAGCCGCCCGTCTGGACGGTCTGTGCCGGCGACACCAAGAACGTGAAGCCCGACATGGTGGAGACACCGAAGGGCTGCAAGGCACGTCTCCAGCGGCGCATGACCAAGGAATTCCGGCCGGCCCTGGTCAAGTGTGTTCCGGGCTTCAAAAAGCAGCCGCTTTCGTGGCGCTCGATGATGGACAGCCTGGCCTGGAACATCGGCTCCAGGGCAGCGTGCAATTCCGGCGCGGCCGGGATCGTCAATGTTGCGGTCGCCAAGGGCAAGACCCCCGATTACGTCGCCAGCTGCAAGGCCGCTACGCTCTACAACAAGGCCGGTGGCCGGTTCATAATCGGCCTGGCGCACCGTCGCGAGATGGGCGACGCCACCCGCATCGGCGAAGGCGAGCTTTGCATGTCGGGGCTCGACTGATGGAAGGGCTGAAGCAGTTCATTGCCGACAACCTATCCGAGGTTTTAGAGCGGGCGGTGCCCTACCTGATCATATTAGCCGTAGCCCTGGCGCTTTGGATGGTGTGGCGATGAGCGCGATCCTTCTGACGATATGGAAGGTGATCCGGCCGATCCTGGTCTTCGGCATCACGCTGCCTGTGTGGATCTTCCTGGCGGCCGGCGCCTGGCTCTGGCTCGACAAGGCGTCTGCCGTGCGTCACGCCGTCGACAAGGCGGTGACCGAGCTTGTCGCCGGCGCCCAGCTCGACGCGATCCAGGCCGAACTGACGGAACAGCGCCGGCTGCGCGCCTGGAGCGACGGCAAGGCCGACCAGGCCAGCAAGATCGCCGCCGATGAACGCTCTGCCCGCGTAACCCTCGAAACCACTCTCGCCCTGACGGACGCCGACAAAAGGAAAGCCGAGGATGAACTCGCAGCGCTTCAAGCTCGCGATGACGGCCTGGTTGATCAGCAGCTGCTTGACAGCCTGCACAACCGATAAGGCCGCATTGGACAAGGCCTATGCCGACAAGGCAAGGGCCGGCGTCGTCGGCGACGCATTGAGTGCCGCCGATCGGGCGGTCGCCGAGGCGCGCCGCATGCCCGATTATCCGGCGCGCTGCCGTCGCCATCACTTCAGCGGCGTGGTGCTCCGCGACAAGCTGGGCGTCGCCAACAAGAAGGCCGACATCGCGCTTGGCAACGCCAACCAGCAGACCGACGCCTGCGCCGTCTGGTACGACGTGACCAAGGCCGCGAGGGAGCCGAAATGAGCGTATCCAACCTCGCCTTCGAGCTGGCCGATCGCCGGGCCGAGGAAGAGCGTGCGGCCGGCATCCGGCGTGTCCAGGAAGCCGCGCGGGGACAATACCAGGCCACCGATGGCGACGAGGTGTCGCCGTTCTGCGACTGTGGCGAGCGCATCCCCGACGCCCGCCGCAAGGCTGTACCGACTGCCACCAGGTGCTTCGACTGCGAAACCTTCATCGAACGACAGAGCCGGAGACGTGCCTGATGGAAGACTTGTCCACCTGGATCTCGCTTGCCTCGCCCATGNGACGATCGTCTACGTCTTCCTGACCGCCGGGTCGAAGAAGGCTCAGACCGATATCGACGAGTTCAAGTCGTCCAACGCTAAAGACCTGGAGGAGATCCGCGCCTCGATCGACGATCACGGCAAGCGCGTCCAGTCGATCGAGAGCGACATGAAGCACCTTCCCAGCGTCGAGGCGTTCACCGATCTGCGCCTAGCGGTATCGGAGATCAAGGGCGAAGCGGGGAAACAAGCCGAGGTGGTCAACGGTATCGCCCGCACGGTTCACCGAATGGAGAACTTCCTGCTAACCGGAAACAAGAGCGCCGCATGACCGACTTCGACAACTATCTGACCGCCGATGCCCGCCTGGTCATCCTGCGCGAGCTGAACCATCAGACGGACGGTCGCCTCAATGAGGTGATGCTGACGAAGGCGCTCGACGGCTTCGGCCACAATCGATCGCGCGAATGGGTCCGCACCCAGCTGCGCAAGCTCGCCGAGCTGGGCGCGGTCACGGTAACGGAGGTCGGTTCCGTGATGGTTGCGGCCGTCACCCGCAGCGGCGTCGATCATGTGGAACGGCGGTCGATCATCGAAGGCGTGGCGCGACCCTCGCCGGAGGCCTGAGATGGCGCGCAAAGGCCGTGGGCAACTTTCCCTGATCGAGCGCCTGCCGGAAGAGTGCGGCCCGATCATCAACTGGGCGGCGACCGAGCTGCAGAACCGTGATCGGACCCAGACCGAGATCTACGAAGAATTTTTCCTGAAGATGCAGGCCCTGCAGGCCGAGCATAAGGGCGAGCTGGAATTCGTCATTCCGTCGTTCTCGGGGTTCAACCGCTATTCGATCAAGCTGGCGATGATGACCCGCCGGCTGGAAGACACCCGCGAGATTGCCGCGACCATCTCCAAGCGCTTCGACGCGCAAAGCTCCGACGATCTCACTCTGATCGCGGCCGAGACGATCAAGACGCTGGTGTTCGAGCTACTGACCGACGCCCAGGAGAGCGGCCTGGCGCCGATCGGCGCCATGCAGCTCGCCACGGCGCTGAAGATGGCGACCCAGGCGCAGAGCGTCTCCAGCGATCGCCGGGCTAAGGTGGCGAAGGAATTCAAGGCCGATGTCGAGAAGGCCGTCGACACCGTGGCCAAGGCGAAGGGCATGTCGGCCGACACGGCCGAGGCGATCAAGGCGCAGATCCTCGGCGTGAGGGCGAGCTGATGTCAGCCCGGTTGCATTGCCTAGTTCCGTTCTGCCGTCGTACCCGCAAGCCTGACTGCCGGGAGTGGATTTGCGGAAAGCACTGGATCGCGATCCCGACGATGTTGCGGCGGCGTAAGTGCAAGTTCGATCGGCGGTATCGGCGGCTGTTCGGCAATGCCGGGTTCTGGACATTCCCGCCTGGCTCGCCGAAGCGCTTCCAGGCGATCAAGCTGGATCGTATTTGCGGCAAGCTGTGGGAACGCTGCAAGGTCGTGGCGATCGAAAGGGCCGCTGGAATATGACCGGCCCGATCTCAAAGGAAGAATGGGAAAAGGTTCGCCGCGAGAGCATGGCGAACCTCGACCATGTCATCGAGAGCGTCGGGCTGCCCAGCGTGCTGCTCGGCTACCAGGGGCGCACCGTCTCGCTGCTCGAAAGCACCGCCGTCCGCGTACTGTTCATCGAGAAGAGCCGCCGCATCGGCGAGACCTGGGCGCTGGCCTCCTATGCCGTGCTGCGCGCCGGCCGGGCCAAGGATGCCGGCGGCATGGACGCCATGTACATCTCCTATTCGCAGGAGATGACGCGCGAGTTCATCGACGCCTGCGCCATGTGGGCTCGGGCTTTCGCTCAGGCGGCGATCGCCCAAGAAGAATTTCTCTTCGACGACACCGATCCGGCCCATCCGAGCGAGACGCGGCAGATCAAGGCCTTCCGCATCCAGTTCGCGTCCGGCTTCGAGATCCTGGCGCTGTCGTCGGCGCCACGCACCCTTCGCGGCAAGCAGGGCCTGGTCATCATCGACGAGGCGGCCTTCGTCGACAGCCTGAAGGAGTTGCTGAAGGCGGCGCTGGCAAACCTGATGTGGGGCGGCCAGGTCGTGGTCTGCTCGACCCACAACGGCGCCGACAACGAATTCAACGTCCAGGTCCAGGACATTCTTGGAGGCCGGTCGAAGTACAGCCACCTGAAGGTCGACTTCGACCAGGCGCTGCTGGAAGGGCTTTACCAGCGCATCTGCCTGGTGACCGGGCGCGAGTGGTCGCCCGAGGCCGAGGCGCAGTGGCGCCAGGACATCATCGACTTTTATAGCGACGGTGCGGACGAAGAGCTGTTCTGCGTTCCGTCCATGGGCTCCGGCGCCTGGCTGACGAGCCCTCTGATCGAAGCGCGCATGACGATGACGCCGGACGAGGCTCCGGTCATCCGCATCAACCTGCCACTCGACTTCCTGCATTTGTCTGCCCTGGAGCGCCAACACCTCATGGCGCCGCACCTGGACGCCATCAAGGAAGCGCTCGACGGCCTGGACGAAAACCGCCAGCACGCCTTCGGCTACGATCCGGCGCGCAAGGCAGATCCGGCGATCATGACGCTGCTGTCGATCGACAAGGTGCTGCGGCGCAAGTCGGCCTTGACCGTCGAGTTGCGCAACGTGCCTTTCCAGGAACAGAAGGAAATGGCGACGCTGATCCTGAAAGGGTCGCCGCGCCTTTGCGGGGCTGCCGTGGACGCTACCGGCGTCGGCATGAACCTCGCCGAGGATCTCGGCCGCATCTTCGGCCTGCACACCGAGGAGACCCCGGGCGGCCTGGTCTGGTCGGTGACGCTCAGCCAAAACTGGTACAATGAGAATTTCCCGCCGCTTAAAACGGCCTTTGAAGACGCCAACATCGCGCTGACCAGGGACGCCGAACACGCCGTGGATCTTCGCCTGGTCAAGATCATCCGGGGCATACCGTCAATTCCGCCGGAGCGCGTCGGCACGGCCGGGGCGAAGCGACATGGCGACTTTGCGGTCGCCCTGGTGCTCGCCTACTTCGCCAGCCGCATGCAGTGGCACGAATATGCCTATGTGCCGGCGCCGATCGCCAAGAGCCGGTTCGAGGAACGCGCCGATGGCGGCGGCGACGGCTGGCGCGATCGGGCCAACGAAAAATCCGGCGCCTTCCGTTTGGGATCGCTTCGCCGCAATCCGGGGATTTTCTGATGGCCGCCTTCACCTGGTACGACGCCTTTGGCCGCAAGGTCGACACTGCTGCCCTGAAGCAGGAGCAGGCCGCGCCGACGATCGGCAGCGTGCGCCGTCACGACGCGCTGCACCCGGCCGCCGGCCTGACGCCGGGACGGCTCGCCCAGATCCTGCGCTCGTCGATCGATAGCGACCCGGAAAACTACCTGGCGCTGGCCGAGGACATGGAAGAGCGCGATCCGCACTACGGATCGGTGCTCTTCACCCGCAAGGCACAGGTGGCGGGGCTCGATATCACTGTCGAGGCCGCCGGCGATGATGCCAAGAGTGTCGAGATCGCCGACATGGTCCGCGAGTTCATCTCCCGCGACGAGTTCGAGGTTGAACTGCGCGACATTCTCGACGCCACTGGCAAGGGCTTTTCCTGCACCGAGATCCTGTGGGACACCTCGGAAAATCAGTGGCGTCCGAAGCGGCTCGCCTGGCGGGATCCGCGCTGGTTCATGTTCGACCAGGTCGACGGGGAAACGCCGCTGCTGCGCAATGGTGGCAGCAACGACCCGCTGAAGCCGTTCGGCTGGATCTACCATTCCTTCAAGGCCAAGTCCGGCCTGCCCATTCGCGGCGGCCTGGCGCGCGGCGTCGCGTGGACGTTTCTGTTCAAGAGCTTCACGATCAAGGACTGGGCGATCTTCTGCGAAGCCTATGGCCAGCCGTTGCGGCTCGGCAAATATGATGCCGGCGCCAGCGAGGCGGACAAGGAAAAGCTGCTGGAAGCGGTGACCAGCATCGGCACCGACTATTCGGCAATCGTGCCGGTGTCGATGGCGATCGAGTTCATCAAGGCGGATCTCGCCGGCAGTCACGATCTCTATGAGAAGCGCGCCGACTGGCTCGACCGCCAGACGTCGAAGCTGGTGCTCGGCCAGACGTCGACCACCGACGCACAGAAGGGCAGCTACGCGGTCGGCAAGGTGCATGACGGCGTGCGCGACGACATCGAGAAGGCCGACGCCAAGTCGCTGCGCGCCACGCTCAATCGCGACCTGGTGCGCCCCCTGGTCGACCTCAACCATGGTCCGCAGAAGAAGTACCCGAGGATCTGCATCGGCCGGCCGGACGAGGTCGACATCGAGGCGCTGGTCAAGAACGTCTCCACCCTGGTGCCGCTCGGCCTACCGGTCAGCAAGAAGACCATGCTCGACAAGATCGGCCTGCCCGAGCCGAAGCCCGGCGAGGAGCTGCTGGTCGCGCCCAGGGCAGCGGCGCCTGTAGATCCGGCCGCCAACCCGGACCAGCTGCCGCCGAAGCCCGGTCAGGCCGTCAACTCGGTTGCCGGTGCCAAGCGCGACGCCATCGAGCGCGCGGCCGACGCCATGCTTGGCGACTGGATGCCGTTGGTCTCGCCGATCGTCGCCGGCCTCGAAGCCGAGATCGCCGCGGCCTCCTCGGTCGAGGATGTGAAGGCGCTGCTTGCCAAACGCTTCGCCGGGCTCAACGCGGCTGCGATGACCGAGCTGCTCGCCAACTCGGCCTTTGCCGCGCGCCTGGCGGGCGAGGTCGACGATCAGCTCTAGGGGAAATCTCGATGGCGTACCTTTTCCTTTTTCTCGCTTTCGGCGCGCTGGCCGGCACGCTCTACAATTCGCTGCAGCGCAACGGGCATGGCATAGCTTACAGTGCCGTCATGCTGGTCATCTGGATAGCTGCCGCTCTCTGGTGGTCTGGCCGCATCGGCTGAAGCATGGAGGCCGTCCTCACCCCACTGCCGCCACGCGACGCGATCGCAGCACTGTTCGCGCGCGGCCAGCGGCTCGATCCCGAATTCTCCTGGCTCGACACCTGGCAACAAGCCCATGCCCGCGCCTTCACCGTCGCCAAGTCGGCCGGCTTCGATATTCTCGACGACATCTACCAGAGCCTGCTGCAGGCGCTGTCGGAGGGCAAGACCTTCCGCCAGTTCGCCGCCGAGCTGACGCCGCTGCTACAGGCCAAGGGATGGTGGGGCCAGCAGCCGGCCTTCGATCCGCTGACGGGCGAGACGTTCTGGTCGCAGCTTGGCAGCACCAGGCGCCTGGCGACCATCTTCGACGTGAACATGCGGGTGAGCTACGCCGCCGGCCACTGGTCGACCTTCGAGCGCAACAAGGCGACGCGACCGTTCGTGCGCTATGTCCATCTCGAAGGCCAGGAGCATCCGCGTCCACTTCATGCGCTTTGGCACAACACCGTGTTGCCGGTCGACCATCCCTGGTGGAACACGCATGCCTGCCCGAATGGTTGGAACTGCCACTGCACGCTGCAGGGCCTCTCGCAGCGCGATATCGACCGGCTGCAGCGCGAAGGCGAAAAGCTGAAATTCGAGCCGATAGCCGGCACGATGCGCAAGTATGTCAACAAGCGCACCGGCGAAGTTACCACTTTTCCCGACGGCATCGATCCGGGTTGGGCTTACAATCCGGGCAAGGCCGGCTACCTTGGTGTCGTCGAGCAACGACTGGCTCAAGACACTGCGGTGTCTGAGTGGGTCAGATCACACACGTAGTACCGCTTCGCAGCCCGGATGGATAAGGTGGCGGTGCTCCGGCTGCGATACGTGTTCCGGTAGCGTTTGGACTTCGTAGGATTGAAGCATGGGCTCGATGATATATTTGGCTGTGGGCCGCCTCGAAATCGAGTGGGGAAAGAACTTCGGTTTTAAGGATCATTCCGCGCTCTTCCAAGGCGAGAGCGATGTTTCGAATGTCCCCTATTACTATGTTGGCGAGGAAGAGGAACATGCCACCGATGGCGAAACGAGGTATGCGCCTATCGTGGAATTGAAGGAGGGGCTATCGAAACCGCTGGCCCAGGTGATCCAGCGTCTTAATTTGCTTGGACACACATACGCGCAGTGCGAACGGGAATTTTCTTACCTTGCAAGCTTCAATGTGTTCGATAGTACCCGTTTCACCTTTGAGCATCTGTGCGATGCGCTCGGCACTGTCGATGTGAACACGATTTCGGCCGACTATGGCGAGGGAGGCGAGGACTCCGGAAAGTTTTTTCGACGCGAGCTTTCGCCGCGTCTCGGTCTCAAGTCGCACCTCGAAGGTGATCCCCTGGAACATAGAGCGGTTTCAGAGGCAATGGAAAATCTAAGCGCCTATACCGTTCTACATTTGCTGGCACGAAATGGTCGCGCGTCCGAGCTGCCGGTGCAGTGGGCATTTAATGACATTGAGCAAGGTGGCTATGCCGGCCGCGAAACCTTCGTCCGCCCGCTTGATCCTGAACGCCGCTTCTTGATTGTCACGGAGGGTAGTTCGGACGCGGCCATCCTTCGGCATGCCTGGAAGATTCTGCGCCCGAATGTCGCGGATTTCTTTGACTTCGTCGACATGGAGGAAGGCTATCCTTTCTCAGGGACCGGGAATGTGTACCGCTTCGTGCAAGGCCTCATCAGCATATCGGTACAGAACCAGGTGTTGGTCCTCTTCGATAACGATGCGGAGGGTGTAGCAAACTACGAACGGTGCAGAGGACTGAAGGTTTTGCCAAACATGCGCATTCTGAAGCTGCCCGATCTGCCGGCCTTTCGCCGCTTCAAGGCAATCGGACCAGGCGGGGAATACGAGGCAGATATCAATGGCCGTGGTGCGGCCATCGAGTGCTATTTGGACCTTGATGATGAGGCTCGCGTTCGCTGGACGAGTTACAGCTCCAAGCAGGATACCTACCAGGGCGAACTGGAGGGTAAGACTCGTTATATGCGCGACTTCCTTGGCCAACGATCTCGGCAGTCTTCTTATGACTATTCCAAAATCGAAGCCGTGTTAGACGCGATCACGGACAGCGCCATAGCTATGCGCGAGCCAAAGGTGGCGAAGGAATGGGAACACGATTAAGCGGCGCCCTGCTAGTTGACGTAGGCTCAGCGGCGGCAACGGCCACTTGGATAGGCGTTTCGCGCTGTAGACCCGTTCAAAACCGATTTTAAGGCCTATTCGGCGGCGAGCGAGGCAATCGCGAAACGTTTTGTTTGAAAGCTTGCCGGTCGGCCGCCTGTCGGCTACCGTTTAGCTGCGAATTCGGCGGCCGGACCTGTCAGCACCAGTCCCGCCAGTTCGATCCCCCAAGCATCGACCGCCGCCCGCCATGGCGGGCATGATTTGACGGCATCGGCCGGGCCAATGTCCGGCGATGCACAAAGCACTTGCCGCCCTCCTTTCGGCCGCCCTGGTCGCTAGCCATGCCGCTTCGCTCACGGCGGCGGATGCGGCCGGCGCGTGGGTGCAGGTGCTGCCGGCCGGCTCCTTTTCCGGTCGCGACGGTCGCGGCCCTTACGATGCCGGCGACAAGTCGGAGATGGATCATATCGTCGCCCGGACCCGGCAGCTCGCCGGCTCGACCGACCTCGTTGTCGACTACGACCACCAGAGCGTATTCGCGGCCGTGCCCGGCGTCGGCGGGACCGCCAAGGCGGCAGGTTGGATCAAGGAGCTGCAGGTTCGCGACGAAGGCATTTTTGGTCGCGTCGAATGGACCGAGGCCGCCGCCGCCGCAATCAAGGCCGGTGAGTATCGCTACCTGTCGCCGGTGTTCCTGCACACCAAGGCCGGCCGGGTCATTGCCATCCGCATGGCTGGCCTGACGAACACGCCGAACCTCGACCTGGTCGCGGTCGCGGCGAGCACCCTCATTCAGAATTTCAACGAAGGAACCAACATGGATAAGATCCTGACGGCTCTTGGTCTCGCCAAGAGCACCAATGAAGACGGCGTCGTTGCCGCCATCAATGCGTATCTGACCAGCAACACGGCGATTGCCAAGGCTGCCGGCCTGACCGAGACGGCCAAGTCGGAAGATATCCTGGCGGCCGTCAATTCGATTGTCGCCGATCGCACCAAATTCGCCCAGGCCGCCGGACTGGCGGCCACGGCCAAGACCGACGAGATCGTCACGGCTGTCCAGTCGGCGATCGCCGGCAAGGTCGATCCCACCAAGTTCGTGCCGATCGCTGCCGTGACCGAGCTGCAGACCAGGCTCAACACGCTGGAAGGCGCCGTTGTCGACGACAAGGCCGAGGAAGCCGTCAACTCCGCCATGAAGGCGGGCAAGCTGATCCCCGCCCTGAAGGATTGGGGTCTGGCCCTGTTCAAGGCTGACAAGGCCAAATTTGAGACGTTCGTCGGTTCGGCGCCCGTCCTGACCGCGCCACAGCTTCAGACGCCGAAGAAGGATGGCGAAGCCGCCGAACTGACCGAGGCCCAGCTCGCGGTCTGCTCGGCGATGGGCCTCACCGTCGACGACTTCAAGAAAACCCTGAAGGCCGAGGCCAAGGCTTAGCCCTCCCGCTGATCTGATCAACCGGGGCGACGTCCCCACCTGAAGGAACCTGATTTCATGACCGCTCTTGCCCAGGACCGCAACACATCCCAGCTCGTCGGCACCATTCTGTCGCTCGGCGTGGCCGCCGCCACGCTGATCTATGCCGGCTCGATCGTCATGCGCAACGCCACCGGCTACGCCACCAAGGGCCAGACGGCCCTCGGACTGGCTGGTGTCGGCATCGCCAACCACCGCGTCGACAATTCCGATGGCGCGGCCGGCGACGAGGTGATCGATGTCGCCCAGGGCGTCTTCAAGTTGGCGAACTCGGCGGCGGCCGATGCCATCACTATCGCCGACATCGGCAAGCCCTGCTACGCCGTCGACGACCAGACGGTGGCCAAGACCAACGGCTTGACCGCCGGCGTTCCCACCAGGTCGGCCGCCGGCATCATCGTCGGCGTCGAGACCAGCGGCGTGCACGTCCTCTTCAACGAGGCGATCCTGCGCGCGGTCCTTGTCGGCAGCCGCGCCTTCGTGCCGATCCGTGTCGCCACCCTGGTCGGCGCCGGCGTCTACCGCGTTATCTCGCCGGTCGCCGGCAAGATCGTCAACATCGGCTCGGTCATCGAGGGCGTGCTGACCACCGGCGACGCGACGCTGACCGCCAAGATCGCCGGCGTTGCGGTGACCACCGGCGTCCTCACCATCACCCAGGCCGGATCGGCCGCCGGTGACAAGGACTACGCCCAGCCCACCGCCGCCAACACCGTTGCTGTCGGCGACGAGCTGTCGCTGACGGTCGGCGGCACCAACGCCACGGCCTCCGTCGCCAACGCCTTCTTCGAAATCGAGCGCGCCTAGTCGCGCGCTCGCTAACCACGTCAACCCACAAGGACCTGATCCATGCTCGTCAATGCCGCCAACCTCGACGCCCTGCGCGTCGGCTTTTCGACCGCCTTCCAGGCCGGCCTTGGCCAGGCGCCCAGCCAGTGGCAGCGCATCGCCACGAAGTTCATGTCTTCGACCAGCGCGAACAAATATGGCTGGTTGGGCGACCTGCCGGGTATGCGCGAATGGATCGGCCCGCGCCAGATCCACGGCCTCAAGCAGTATGACTACGAGATCAAGAACAAGCCCTACGAAGAGACGATCGGGGTCGATCGCGACGATGTCGAGGACGACAATCTCGGCATCTACGCACCGCGCTTCACGGCGATGGGCCGGGCGGTGGCCTCCAGCAAGGACGTTCTCATCTTCGCGGCTCTCAAGGCCGGCTTCGCAACCCTGTGTTACGACGGCCAGAACTTCTTCGACACCGATCATGTGGTGCTCGATGAAAACGGCGCCGAGACTTCCGTCGCCAATACCGATGGTGGCGCCGGCACGCCTTGGTTCCTGATCGACAGCAAGCAGCCGATCAACCCGCTGATCCTGCAGATCCGCAAGGAGGCGCAGTTCGTCAGCAAGGACGCTCCGACCGACGACAATGTCTTCATGAACAAGCAGTTCCTGTATGGCGCCGACGGCCGCTGGGCGGCCGGGTTCGGCTTCTGGCAGTGGTGCTGGGGCTCCAAGCAGCCGCTTACCGCCGCGAACTACGCCATCGCCCGCGCTGCGCTCGGCTCCATGAAGGGCGACTACGGCCGGCCGATCGGCGTCTCTCCCGACCTTCTGGTCGTGCCCCCGTCGCTCGAAAGCGCTGGTCTCAAGATCGTCAACAGCGAGCTGGCCGCCGGCGGCGAGACCAACGAGTGGAAGGGCACGGCCGAGCTGCTCAAGGTTCCGTGGCTGGCCTGATCGGTCCTGCCACCCTTTGCCTGCCGGCACCGCCCAACGGGTGCCGGCAGGTTTTTCGGAACAGTTGGAACCTCCGCAACTCCTCAGAGGAAATCCGATGAACCTTCGTTTCCGACCTCTCTTCTCGCTGGCCTGCCTCGCCCTGTTGGCGGTCGTGATGTTGCCGCTGTTGATCGCAACGACTGCTCTGGCGGAAGCCTTGCCCGCCTATGCCGCGCCGATCGCCGGCGGCGATGCCTTGGCGGTGCTCGTAGCGACCGGCGTCGCCATGGCCACTTTGCTTGGTCTCGGCCTTGCCTGGCTGACCGTCGCCATCGCCGCCAGGCGCACCTCCGCGCGCCGGCATGACGCACCCGCCTTCTACGACATCTGGCGCCTGCCCGACGATGGCCGAGCGGCCCCCGACTGACCGCAGGCCCTGCCCATTACCCCGCCGGCTTCGGCTGGCGGGTCTTCGACAAGCAGCCACCAGGCTCCTTTTCAAAGACCCGAAAACGAGGATTGAACGATGGCAAAAGCGTTGCGCGCGGCGAAGGCCAAGGCTCCTAAACTGAAGGCTGGCGCGGCCAAGGAAACATCCGGCCCGGAAGTGGCGCAAGCTGCACAAGGCCAGGATGCCCCGTCGTCGGGGGCGGCGACGGGGACCAATTCCACCGATCACCCCCCGAAGAGCGATGACCAGGGCGGAGCCGGCAATGGGGCCGGCTCCGCCGAGCCACTCACTCTTCAGGATTTGGACAAGCGGCTGGGAACGGTTGAAGACGAGTTCCGCTCCAAATTCCCGCGCATGGCCGCCGCGATCGACGCCTGGCAGGCATCAAGCGCCGATGGTGAAGTGCCGGCCGGTGTTCGCATCCGCTCGAAGATCGACGGCTTCCGCCGCGCCGGCATCGCCCATTCCAAGGCGCCGGTCGAGCATCGAATGGAGGCGTTCAAAGGCCCCGAGCAGCTGGAGGCCCTCTTCGCCGAACCCAACCTCGTTGTTGAGCTGATCTGACCGTGCACGTCGTCCTGCCCATCTGGCTCGTGCCCCTATCGCTGACGGTCCTGATCTGGGTCGCCGCGATCTTTTGGCCGAGCGCAGATGAAGGCGTCTCCTATCAGCTGCGCGCCCTCGTTCTGGCGCTAGTCCGCTTTTCCGCCGCCTCGGCCGCCACGCTCCTGGTCTGGCTCGCCTACCTCATCTGGCTTGTCGTGGCAGGTGGCGCGTGAGCTATGCCGTCAAACAGGATCTGGTCGACCGCTTCGGCGCCACCGAGCTGATCCAGCTCACGGACCGGACCAACGTGCCACCGACGACGATCGATGATGTCGTGGTCGGCCGGGCGCTGGCCGACGCTGACGGCGTGATCGACGGCTACATCGCCAAGCAGTACGCGTTGCCGCTATCTGTGGTGCCGCCGGTGCTGACCAAGGTCGCGGCGGATCTCGCGCGCTACTTCCTACACGGCGAGGCGGCCGACAAGGACAGCATCGTAACCCGCAACTACAATGCTGCGATCGCCTGGCTGAAGGACGTGGCCAAGGGTCTGGTCGCGATCGACGCCGGCGGCGAGATCCCGGAGCAAGCCGGCGGCGGCGCCATCAAGACCAGCGCGCCGAACCGGGTCTTCACCCGCAACAGCCTGAGGCACATGTGATGGCGGCCGAGGGCATCCAGCTCCGCGTCGTCGACCAGCAGGTGCTTGCCACACTGGACCGCATCGAGCGCGTCGCCACGGCGCCCAGCGTGATCATGGAAGCGATCGCGGCCGCCCTGGTTCCGATGGTCCAGCGCCATTTCGAGACCGAGACCGGACCTGGCGGCAAATGGCAGCCCCTCAGCCCGCGCACTGCCGCCAAGCGCATCGGTCGCAGCCAGCGCGGCTATGCACACATACTGCGGGTCAAGAACCGCCTCTACAGCTCGATCACCGGCGAATCGACTGACAACACCGCAGCTGTCGGCACCAATGTCGCATATGCCGCCGCGCAGTTCCTGGGCGCCACGATCCAGATGCCTGCCCGCGACCAGGACATCCACCTGGGCAAGACCAATCGCGGCCGGCGCTTCGTCAAGGCGTCGGCGAAGCGCAAGGAAATGATGCGGGTCAAAATCGGCGCGCACTCCATCACCATTCCGGCCCGCCAGGCGCTCTACCTCAACGAGGCCGATCGGGCCGAGATCCTGCGTATCGCCGAGGACGCGTTCCGCGCCGAGGCCGACCAGGCATCAGGTGCGCGGCCATGAGCATCGTTTCCGAGCTGCGGAGCCTTCTCGACAACATCGACCCGCCGGTGTTCCGCATAGTTGGCGGCGCGGCCGAGTTCGCTGCTCTGGCCGGCGAGCCTAAAGCGACGCCCGCAGCCTATGTCCTGGTCGAAGAAGAGCAGAGCGAGGACAACGCCCGCATGACAGGGCCGGTGCTGCAGCGCGTCGAAGCCGATGTCGCCGTCATCATCGTCACCAGGAACGTTTCGGACAACACCGGTGCCGCCGCTGCCGAAGAAATCGAGGCGCTGAAAGCCAAGGTGCGCGGTGCGCTGATGGGCTTCGTGCCGTCAGGCCTGGGCAGCGACCCCATCACCCATGTTTCCGGAAACCTGCTGAAGGCCAAGTCCGGCAACGTCTGGCAGCGCGAGCTGTTCGCCGCCGCCTACTACCTCGAGGAGCAACCATGACCAAGTCCTACGAGCCGCGCCCGGCGGGCCGGCACATCATCGACCAGGCGTCGGGCAAGCTTGTCCGAGATGGCGACTTCACCATTCCGGAGGGCGAGGCCAAGCCGGCCGCGCCGCCGATCCGCACGCCGGCCGCCAAGCCGGCCGATGACACTGGCGCCGGGCGTCCGGCCGGGAAAGGCAAATAGCGATGGCCCGTTTTTACCGCAAGCTCGCCGTCCTGGCGAAGATCGAAACCGTCGAAGGCACCGACGCCGTGCCGACCGGCATGGCCAATGCCATCCAGATGAACAACGTCACGATCACGCCGCTCGCCGGCGACCAGGTGTCGCGTGACCTGCTGCTGCCCTATCTCGGCCAGCAGGGCGTGATCCTGACCGGCACCTATGCGACGCTCTCCGGACAGGTCGAGATCGCCGGTGCGGGTGCCGCCGGCGACGTTCCAGGCTACGGCGTGCTGCTGCGCATGTGCGGCTTGGCCGAGACTGTCGACCCCGACACCGACGTCCAGTATGACCCGATCTCGGGCGCCTTCGAGTCCGGCACGCTGTATTTCAACCATGACGGCGTCCGTCACATCCTGCTTGGCGCAAAGGGCAACGTATCGGCCAACCTCACGCCCAAGCAGATCCCGCACTTCACCTTCACGCTGACCGGCCTGCTGGGCACGATCTCCGACACCGCCCTGCCAAGCGTCGATTACACCGCTTTCCAGGTGCCTGTGCCCGTCAACAAGGCCAACACCACGCTTTCGTTGCACGGAACCGCTGCCGTGGCTGAGAGCGTGGCGGCCGACCTCGGCAACCAGGTCGAACCGCGCTTTCTGATCGGTGCGGAAAGCGTCCAGATCGTCGATCGCAATCCGAGCGGCACCTGCGTTGTCGAGGCGCGCCTGCTGGCAACGACCAACTGGTTCTCGCGTGCCCTGGCGAGGACACGCGGTGCGCTTGCCGCGCAGCACGGAACGGTCGCCGGCAACATCGTCAAGATCGATGCGCCGGCCGTCGAGATCGGGCGCCCGAGCGAGGGCCAGACGCAGAAGATCATCAACTATTCGCTGCCGCTGATGCTCTGCACCGACGCAGGCGACGACGAGCTGAAGATCACCGTCAAATAGTGGGGCGCGCCAGCGCCCCTTCAACGCCCCCTGAAACCTCTTTGAAAAGGCCCTGCAGATGAAGTTCAAGCTGGTCGAAGACTACACTTATTGGTGGCCCGTCACCGTAGATCTGCCCGACCCTGACAAGCCGGGCAAAGTCGTCAAGCAGTCCTTCACCATACAGTTCAAGCCCATCAGCGGCGACGAGAGCGCGGCACTGATCAAAGAGATCCAGGCCCTGCCACCCGAAGAGCGCCTGGCACGTCAGCACGAGGAGCTTCTCCGGTCCTCGAAGGACTGGCGCGACGTGACCGATGAAAATGGCGAGCAGGTGCCGTTCACCGAGGCGGCGCTGAAGGCCTGCCTGCAGCATTCGTGGTTCAGCCGAGGCCTCTACAAGGCGTACGCGCAATCCCTGACGCCGGACGAGGCGCGAAGGGGAAACTGAGAGAGGTCGCGCGGGAATGGGCGTTCGCCCGCGCCGGGCAGACTGACCCGCAGAGGCCTCTGATGATTGACAAGGATCTCGCCGAGCAATGGGCCACGCTCAACGTGACGGTCGAGGCGGACGACGAGGAAGAGGCGATCGACGTGTGGCGGATCAACCTGCAATCGGTGATGGCCTTCTTCCGCTGCGAGACCCAATGGCGGTCGCTGGCGGCTCCAGCCGGCGACGGCCACCGGCTGGTCTGGCTCGGCATCGACTACGCCTCGGCACACCCGGTCTTCGCCCGTCGTGACCGTGTTCGCGAGCGCCAGCTGCTTGGCGACATCCAGGTGATGGAACTCGCCGCGCTTGAAGCCTGGCGCGAGGTCGGCTGATGACGTTGAACCTTGCCCTGGTCATCACTGGTGAAGCTGCTGGAGCCAAGGCGGCCACCGCCGAGACGACGGCTGGCGTCAGGGCACTGGGCGCGGAGGCACGCGAAACGTCTTCCGCCATAGGGGCCGCGAACGAGCAAGTCGTGTCATCGGCGCGCGCGGCAACCGAGGCGATCGCCACCCAGGCTGCTGCCGAGCGCAACCTGCGAACGGCCATCGACCAACGACTGGGCATCGGCTCCAACGTGGCCATGGTCGGCACGCCGTTTGCCAACAACAGCTTCCGCTCCGCCGACATCGAAGCCTACGGCCATTCGCTTGATCAACTACGCGCCCGCTACAACCCGCTGTTCGCTGCCTCGAAGCAATACGAGACCGAACTCAACGATCTTAACGCGGCCCACCGTCTGGGCGCGATCTCCTCGGCCGAGCATGAGACAGCCTTGGACGGGCTCAACACGCGCTACACGCTGCTTACGCGGCAATCGACCCAGACAGCCGGAAGCCTCGGGATCGTTGGCGGCGCCGCGCGCCTGACTTCCAACCAGCTCCTCAACCTGTCCCGGCAGGGCAACGACGTCATCACCATGTTCGCGCTCGGTGCCTCGCCGATGATGATCTTCGCGTCGCAGGCCGGCCAGATCTACGATGCGCTGGAAAGCGGGCCGCGCGGCCTTCGTGGCTCCCTGCAAGGGATCGGCATCGCCGCGCGGGCGGCTGGCCAGGCATTTCTCGCCTTTCTCGTGACACCGGCCGGCATCGCAGCCGGAGCGGTCGCCGCTGCCGCCGGCGTGGCTGCCTATGTCCTGGCCACGCGCGAAGGCATCGAGACCGCCGACGTTTCGCTCAAGAAACACAAGGAGCTGATCGACGAAATTGCGGCCTCTTATCCGGCGGCTGCCGCTGCCGCGAAAGCCTACGAGGAAGAAGCCAACCGGCTGCCGCGCTCCGTGGTCGGAGCCGATACGACGGATCGGTTGAAAGAAGAGCAAAAGACGCTCCAGGCATCGCTTGCCTCGATCCAGGAGCGGATCAGGCTCGCGACGATCAACCCCCTGACAGGGGATAGAGGCGATTTCTCCAATTTCGGCGACAAGGCCTACACGGTCCTGCGGCAGCTTGAAGACGGCCTCGACCACAACAGGATTTCCGCGAAGGAATTGCAGGCCGCGCTTGGTGACATGCGCATCGATCCGTCCCTCTCACAGGCCGCCCGCGACTTCTTCACGACGTTGCAGAAGGGCGCCAATGAGGCAGCCAAAACGGCGGCGGATATCGAGGGCACGCTCGGCATCAAGTCGATCGTCGTCGATGGCAAGCAGGCGCAGGCGACGCTGTTCGATTTGTCGAGGGGCCTCAAAAGCATTAGCGCGGATGCCTCCGGCAGCGGTGATGCGGTGTCAAAACTGCTCGGCGACATCAAGTCGGCCGGCGGGTCGCTGCGGGGCATCGACCCGAATGTGCGCTCGCTGCAGACAATGGCGCAGGCATCGGCCGCGGCGAACCGGCAGCAGCTGCAGACGCTCGTCGGCTACAACAATGAATTGCGCAGCACCGAACTCCAATTGACCAGCATCCAGGCCGCCATTTCGAGCGCCGCCAGCACTCGCTCGATTGGCCAGTTCTTCGGCGATGTCTCCAACATCAAGGGCGCCGAGGGTGCGCTCAGCTCTGCCACCGGCACGATCCAGAAACTGTTCGCTTCCATGCGCGCCGGCGGCGCCAGCGCCCAGCTCGTCGCCGAGGGCATCGAGATGGTGCGCAACGCCCTCATCCAGGGTGGGCTTCCCGTCGCGCCGGTCAACGCCTTCATCGACGCCCTGGTGGCGGCACAGATGGGCCTTGACGCTACCACGAACAGGGTCGAGCTGCTCAAACGGGCCATCAACCAGATCCAGGACAAGACCGTCACGATCACCACGGTCTACCAGACGTCCGGCGGCCCGATCGGCGTCCAGCGGCCCTATAGCGGGCCTGGCGGGCGGGCGACCAATCCGGTTGCCAAGATCGGCGGCATGGACCCTAATCCGTTCGACATCCCGTCGCTTTACGACAGCGTTCCGTCGCTCGACCAGTTCGCGAGTGGCGGCTTTACGGGCCACTCGCCGACAGATCGGGTCGCCGGCTTCGTGCATGGGCAGGAATACGTCTTTGACGCCAGGTCGACGGCGGCGATCGGCGTTGCCAACCTCGAAGCGATCCGTCGCGGCGTACCGGGCCACGCCGCCGGCGGCGCTGTCGATGGGGTCATGCCGCTGCTGGCCGGTGGCGCCGGCGTTCTGTCAAGGATCGAGGAGAACACCTTCCAGGTGGCCGAGGAGGTCCGGCGCTCGGTCGGCTATCTCTCGACGCTGGTCGACGATGGCCAGACCGCGATCGGGCTGCTGCGCTCCCTGCGCTCGGCCGGCGCAGCGCCGTCGGGAAGCTCCTATTCCGGCGGCTCCTCGTCGTCGGGCGGAGGTTCCGGCAGCGGTTACGGCGGCGGCAGCCAAGCCAATCCATTCGACTATGTCGGTGGCGTCTTCTATCCCGGCAATGGCGGCTTCAATTACCGGGACTGGATCATGTGGCAGAACACGCATGGTGGAAGCAGCACCGGCTTCGACACCGGCGGCATGATCCATCCCGGCGATACGCAAAAGGTCGAGTTCTTCAAGAACCCCAACGAGCGCGTGATCATTGCGCGCCCTGACCAGTTCGAGGATCGGCGCGACACCAGGTCGGCCGATGCGGCGACCGGGAGAGCCGGCGGCAGGGTGCTCAACGCCGAGTTCCACTATCACGCCGCGCCCGGCAATCCGGAACCATCGCCGCAGTCGCAGAGCGAGATGATGGACCAGTTTCGCGCCTTCCTGAGCGAACAGATGAGGGCGCTCTGATGGCGCTGCTTATCATGGACGAGCACGTCTCCTACGGCTTCCAGTCGAGCGCCGGCGGCTGGAACACATCGGTCGTGATCGGCGGCGGCGGGATCGTTTTCCCCTCGCAGATCCACGCGCTGCCGAAGCGCCAGTTCATCTTCTCGCTGGTCGACGCCACCCAGGACGAGATCCGCGCCGTCATGAAGATGGTCGACGACGTGCGTGGTCGCGCCTTTCCGTTCCTGCTCAAGGACCACATGAACTTCCAGCTGACCGACGAGGTCATCCTGACCGCCGCCGGCGGCGAGGCAAGCGCCCAGGTCAAGCAGACATGGGGCACCAACAATCTGCTGTCGCTCGACCGCAAATACCTCAAGGCGGGCACGCTGTCGGTGAAGAAGAACGGCGACCCGCTGGTGCTCGCCACCGACTACACGGTCAACGCCACCGGCTTCCTGACCTTCCTGGCGCCGATGCTGCCGCTGGTCGCCGACGACGAGATCAGCGTCACGGTCGAGTTCTACCACAAGGTCTTCTTCGACGCCGACAGCTACCCCGTTACGATCGACCATCCGCGCCGCGCCTCGATGCGCTCCGTCTCAGCGACCGAGGATCGGACATGAGCCGGGCCTTTTCCCCCGAGCTGAAGACGGCGCTCGGCGCGCGGCCGAACGCGCCTGGCCGGCTGTTGCTGGTCGCGCCGATCGGGCTGCCGGTCATCTACCTCAACACGACCGGTGTCGACATCACCTTCGACGGCCATGTCTTTCGCGGCAATCCGGGTTTCGTCTGGGTCAGCGGCCGCGTCACCGACAGCTCGGAGAGCTCGATCGACATACAGATCCCGCTGCTCGCCGGCGGCCCGGTGACACCGGACGATGTGACGCGCGGCCTTTACCAGGGCGCCGCCGTCGTCACCCGCATCATCGACTTCGAGGCCGGCGAGGTGTCGCCGCCGTTCGGCTTCAAATGGTCGATCGGCAAGACCGACATCACCGACGACGGCAAGGCCAGCTTCACCTTCCGCAATGACAGCCGCATCGGCCGCGAGCTGGTGCTGAAGACCATCGGGCCCGGCTGCCGCGTCGACCTCGGCTCGACACGCTGCGGCGTCGACGTGCCTGGCGCCTGGACGGACGAGGTGACGATCGTCGACTGGTACGACGCCGTCTCTTTCTCGATCGACGGCGCCCGCCCGGCGGCGGTCGACGGCTTCTTCGATCGCGGCGCCATCAAGTTCAACAGCGGCCAGCTCGCCGGGCGCGCTTTCACCGTGCGCTCCTGGGACCAGGACACGGCCACCGTCAAGCTGTGGGAGCCGCTGCCGGCGCCGATCGAGGCTGGCGACACCGCGCTGATCCATGCCGGCTGTAACAAGAAGCGCGGCGCCGGCGGCTGCGCCAAATTCGCAAACAACCGCTACCAGGGTTTCGACCGTCTGCCGGCAGATGACGCCAAGTTTACCTATGCCGGCGATGCCCCCGCCGTGGTCAGCAATCCGCCATTGCCACGCTTCTCGACCGGCTGGGGGTCAGCCTGATGGCGCTGTTTTCAACAGGATGGGGCAGACCGACCGGCGGCGGGTTCTTCTACGACAAGGCCTCGGAGCCGATCTCATCGCGCGCCCAGGACTACAACTCGCCCGGCGACAATTCCTCGCCGGCCGGCAGGACGATCCCCGCAGGCAGCGGCACCTCGGCCTATGACGGCCAGATCGTCTGGTGGAGCGACTTCACGCCCAAGAAAGGCAAGGTCACGGCATCCTTCGCCGTGCTGTTCAAGGATTGCCTGTTCGCGCCGTCCTTTGGCTTGCTCAAGCTCTACGCCGACAAGGAACTGATCGTCTCCAACACGGCGCCGCTGCGGCAGTCCACCCAGAAGATACGCTTCCACGACGGCACCCAGACGACGCCGGACCCGCTGCTGCTGGCCAAGCTCGGCGCCGACAAGGTCTCCTCATGGCCAGGCCTGGCCTATGCCGTGTTCGAGGATTTCGACTGCACGCCCTACGGCAACCACGTCCCTTTGATCCGGGCGGTGCTGTCGGGCGTGGTGACGGCGCAGCCGAGCTCGGACGAACTCTCCACCATCACCTTCGAGGATTGGGCCACTTACGATCCACACTTTGGCGAAGGCTTTTATCGTGCCGAGAGCAAGGCGTCGGCCGCCGACTTCGCCAAGGGCCAGATCTACGTTGTCGTGCACCCGCGCCTGGTGTCGGGAACGCCCGAGACGCTCGGCTGGGTCGTTGTCGTCGACGTCGCCTCCAACACCGAGATCTCGCGCGCGCCGCTGTTCGACCGCACCGGCGCCGGCTGGCGGCGCTTCGAGGACATTGTCGCTTTGCAGGGCTCGGACTACTTCGTCGTGTCGAATGACGACATGAGCAGTGTGCCGTCGCATACGACGCCGGCCAAATTGCTTCTGGTCAACGCGATGTCCGGCGAGATCGTCATGCGCTCGGCACCCTTGGGGATCAACGGCCGTATCGTCATTGCCAGCGCGCTGATCGAAAGCGGCGCGGCGACCCGCTACCTGGTGTTCTGCGATTGCTTCGAGGACACAACGGTGCGGTCCGGTCTCGCCATAGCCGTCGTGGACATCACCAACTTGTCGATCTCCTGGATCGTCGATCCGTTCGACAGCCCGGCCGGCGGCCCCAATGCCCGCGTAGTGTCGCTGGCGATCGGCCCGGTCGAGGACGGCGCGGCTACGTTCTACTGGACCGAGCAGGACCGTAGCGACTTTGGGTTCGGCAGCTTTCTACCCGATGTACGCAAGGGCATAGCTTCGGCCACCGGGTTTTCGGAAGCCATCGCCTACAGCGAGAGTGAGGGCGGCAAATACCCGCAGGGCGTCGCCTATGACGAGGCTGACGACAGCATCGTGGTGCTGCGCGAGGACGGCTCGATCCGCAAGATCCGCGACGGCGCCACCGTCTATACGGCCGGGCCGCACGCCGTCACCAATCTCGGACTGAACCTGCAGCTCTACATCTCAGGCTGGTGCTGCCAATATGTCGCGCGACCGGGCCACGCCTTCGCGCTCGATGCCGACAATCGCGACATCTATGCAATCGACCTGGCTGACGGCTCGATCGCCATCCGGGCGGATCTCGACGACTTCGAGTTCATCGGCTGGTCAGACGTGTTCCACGTCGACGGCATCAACGGCTGGATTGCCGAGTATGGCGACTGGGTGTCGACGGCCGGCCAGATCAGTCTGATCACCTCTGGCGACGCCACGCCTGGCCAGGTCGACCTGGTCGACATCTTCACCCAGCTCGCCACCAGTGACGGCCGCTTCGACGCGGGGGATCTGGTCTTCATCGGGTTTCCTGGCAATGAATGCCAGGGCTTCAACCTTGCGAACGACACCACCATTGACGATGTTGAGCAGTCGATCGCCGCCGCCTTCGACGTCAAGATCGTCGAGAGCGACGGCAAGCGGAAATACTTCTGGCCGCCGCGCGATGGCTCGTTTGCCGTCGACCAGGAGCTGGCGCACCAGGACTTCGTAGAGACCGGCACTCAGACCAACATCAAGACCATCAACGCCGGTGAGGACGAATATGCCGGCGTGACGTTCGGCTATTACGACCAGGACGCCGACTACCAGAAGCTCGAACAGCCCTTCGACCGGCCGCGCGGCGTCTTCGACGTGACCCGCTCGAAGAAGCGCCGCACCATCCCGTCGCTGCTGTCGATGACGGCAAGCCAGGCGCTGCGGGCGGCGACGCTGGCCGTCTTCCGTTCGGTGCTTGGCAACGAGACCTACGCCTTCGGGCTGCGGCAGGGCATGGCGCATGTCGAGCCGGCCGATACCGTGGCCTTCGACTTCCGCAGTTTCCGCACCGTGGCGAGGATCCGCGAAGCGACCTTTAAGGACGACTACACGCAGGAGTGCCTAGCCTACCAGTACCTGCAATATTCGGAGGCGACCTATGACGGCGCGTCGCTGACGCCGCCGCAGATCGCCGCCATCTCGCTGCACGCCAGGCTGATCTGGCTCGACACGCCGCTGCTCTCGCGCGCCCACGACCTCGGCGGTACCGGCCTGGTGCAGTATGCTCAGATGACCGGTTACGGCACGGCGGCTCTCGCCAGCGCCTTGCTTTATCGGTCCGACGACGGCGCGATCTTCACGCTGATCTCGGAGCGTTCCGACATGACACCGGTCGCCGGCGTCATCACCGCGATCTCGGGCACGCCCACCGACCCGTTCTCGACCGATTTCGCCAACACCATCCATGTCGCCATCGGCACTGGTGAACCGGCCTCGATCCAGTCGGTCTCGGCAGAGGCGTTCTACAACGGCGCCAATCTGGCCGCCATCGGCCGGCCGGGCGCCTGGGTGCTGATCCACTACCAGGACGCGGCCGTCAGCGACGGCCTCGCGGTTCTGTCGACCATCATATGGGGCGCGCAGGGCTCGGAGGTGTTCATCGGCGACCTGGCGCCAGGCGACCTGTTCGTGCCGCTCGACCCGGCGAAGTATTCGCGCTTCACCACCGCAGCCGGCGGCCTGGGCGAAAGCCGCCTCTACAAGGCGGCGACAGCGCTGGTGTCGCTCGGAACGGTGGTCACCGAGGCGCATGTCTCGACTGGCGCTGCCGAGAAGCCCTACGCCTCCGTCAACCTGCGGGCGGCGGTCGACGGCTCGGACATCGACCTTGCTGCCGACGCGCGTTCCCGCCTGTCGCCCTGGGAAATGTTTGCCGCCGATCCGGACAGCGGCGAGGCGATCGACGCCTTCGAATGGGACATCATGGACGGCGACACGGTTCTGCGCACGCTGGAAAGCACCGACCCGGCCGTGACCTATGCCGACGCCGATATCGTCACCGACTTCGGCGCGCTGCCGGCCACCCTGACATTCCGCCTTGCCAAGATGAGCGCAACCGTTGGTCGCGGCCACCTGGCGCAGGCGACGATCACGCTTTGAGGGAAAGATGACGATCGAACGGAAGAACCCGAACGCGACGCCGGTGGCGGCAAGCCAGATCAACAATGGCGTCGCCGCCGTCAACGACCGCGTCAACCGCGAGGAGACCGCCAACCACGGCGCGTCGAGCTTCGCCCTGGTCGGCACCGCCGACACGATGACTTCGGCCGAGCTGTGGGACGGCTCGCTGATCGCGCTGACCGGCGCGCCGTCCGGCCCGTTCACGCTGACCGTGCCGGCCGAGGAGCGCGGGCCGGTGAAGTTCGTCAACACGACCGCAAAGGACGTCACCGTGACGATCGACTCCCAGCCTGGCCCGGCGCCGGTCATTCCGGCCGGCGGCGAAGGTGCGCTGCGCATCGACGGCACCAACGTCTCGGTCGAGGCCGTCATCACGCTCGGCGTCAATCGCTGGATTGCCCTCAGCCAGGCCGCCTACGACGCGCTCGGGACGCCCGACGCGACCACGTTTTACGTCATCAACAGCTAGGAACCCTGACCATGGCCGCCTTTGTGAAATACGAGACCTTCATCGAAAACCTGATGAATAAGCTGATCGACGCCTTCGGTTCGACAGACACCTGGAAGGCTGTCATCCATACCGATGCGCCAACGGTTGCCACTGACAACGCCGTCTCCGACCTAACCCAGATCGCGGGCAACAACGGCTATACCACCGGCGGCGCGAACATCACCTACAACTCGACCCGCACCGGCGGGATCGTCACCGCGACAGGCGCCGATGTCGTCTGGACAGCGGCGGGAGGCAATCTGGGCTCAAGCACCACCGGCCGCTATGTCTCGGTGTACGACGACACCTCGGCCGGCGACAATCTGGGTTGGAGCTATGACTACGGTGCCACCTTCACCGTCGCGGATGGCGAGACATTCACGCTGGATTTCGGCGCATCCGTTCATGCGATGCAGTGACCGCTATGGCCCATGTCCTTGCCTGCGCGCGCTACCCCGTTGCCAAGCTCTTCGATCTCCTCCCGCCGAAATACATCGAGGCGCTTGAGCAGAACCAGCAGATCGCGTCCTGCTGCCGCCACCCTGAAGACCACGAGATCGAGGCGTTCTATTCGAGCGAGAACTGGCGCGACAAGAAGAAGCCGGACGGCAGCCCCGACCCTGCCGGCGGCGTTCCCGACATCTACATCTTCCACTGCACCTGCGGGAAGCAACACAGACGTTTTTGCGTCGGTGGCGGCGACGTCAGGCCGTACTGGGAAGTCGCCTGAGGGCTTTGTGAGGAGATAGGGCGTTTCGATGGACCTGAAGCTGGGCAGCACCACACCGACCGCGCTCTATCTGGGCGCCGATCCGGTGCTCAAGCTCTACCTCGGCGCCGTCGAGATCTGGGCCGCCGGCGGCGGCGCGCTGACGCTCGCCGCAGATGCCGGTTCCTACAGCCTGACGGGCACTGCCGCGACGCTCCGGCGTGCCTTGAAGACGGCGGCGGCTGCGGGCTCGTTCACGCTCACCGGCAGCAGCGCGACCTTGCGGCGTGCCCTGCTGGTGGCGGGCACGTCAGGCAGCTACACGCTGACCGGAAGCTCGGCCAGCCTGGTCCCGTCGAGCGCCGCCAAGGTTCTTGCCTCCGACGCCGGCTCGTTCGCGCTAAGCGGCACCGCCGCCACACTGAAGCGCGGGCTGAAACTTGCAGCAGGTTTGGGCTCTTACGCGCACACCGGCACCGCCGCTAGCCTCGCCTACGGCAGGAAGGTGGCCGCGGCTGCCGGCTCGTTTGCCCTCACCGGAACTACCGGCGGGCTGCTGCGCGGCTACAAGGTCACGGCGGCGGCGGGCAGCTACGCCATGACAGGCACGGCCGCGACGTTGACCAAGGCCGGCGTGACTGATCCCAATTTCTCCAGCGTAAAGCTGCTGCTCGGCTTCGACGGTGTCGATGCGGCAACGGCAACATCGGACGAAAGCGGCGTGGCGCACGGCGCGGCCACCTTCGTCGGCAATGCCCAGCTGGATACGGCTCAGTCGAAATTCGGCGGCTCCTCGCTGCTGCTCGACGGCAGCGGGGATTATGTCACCTTCCCGGACTCCGCCGACTGGGCCTTCGGGACAACGTTCACAATCGAAGGCTTTTTCCGGTTCGCCGCAGCCCCGACCAACGCCATTCTTGTCGCCCAATGGACAGGCGGTTGGGCGTTCTGGTTCTCTGCCGGGAAACTCTTTTTCCGCAATTCGTCGACCACCGATACCGGCTCGTACACATGGTCGCCGACGCTGAACACATGGTATCATATCGCCATCGATCGCGACGCATCCAACGTTGCCCGCATCTATGTCGACGGCGTCATGCAGGTGAAGACCACCGGCTACAGCGTGCCAATCAACAACTCAAGCGCGGTGCTGGCGATCGGCAGCTTGAGGCCAGGCGGGTTCACCACCTTCGACATGAATGGCTGGGTCGATGAGCTGCGCATCAGCAACATAACCCGTTACGGGTCGGACGCCGGCTTCACCGTACCGACTGCGGCGTTCCCGCGCTCCTGACGAAACGGGTGTGCGAACTGCCCGAGATAGGTCGCCGGGATTGGCTCCTCCACACCATACTTCTCCGGCATCTCGGAACCCGGAATATGAAAGGTGCCGAACACCACGTCAAAGAGCGCGATCTGGCTGGCAAAGTTCTTGTCGTAAGCCGCTCGATGGTCGGCGTGATGCCAATGGTGGAACTGAGGGCTGGCGATCAGCCACTTGAGTGGGCCGAAGTTGATCCTGACATTGGCGTGCAGGAGCAACGCGTGGCCGGTGTAAATGATGAAATAGGTCGCGATCGCCTCGCCTGAAAATCCAAGGAAAAAGATAGGCGCCAGCGAGACGGATTTTGTGATGATCTGATCGACCGGATGGGCGCGAAAGGTGGCGAGCCAGTCAAGTTCTTCGATCCCGTGGTGGATCGAATGGAAGCGCCAGAGGGCCGGGACAGCATGAAACATACGGTGCGCGGCGTAGACGCCAAGATCGGCGATGACGATCATCTCGATCACCTGAAGCCAGATGGGTTGGCCGCTGACCGCCAGCAGCAGGCCACGCGGCACTAGCAAGCCCGCCGCGCCCATTGCAGCAGCCGCGACCATGACGATGAAAACCTTGGTGAGGGTGCTGTTCAGAACAGCATAGATGACGTCGTTGCCAAAGCCATTGCGCAGTATCTTCTGGGGACGCACGGCTAGAAGCCGCTCCAGCGGAACGAAGATCACGAAGCAAATCAGCAGCGACTTTAGCCCGAGAATATCCATGCTCAATACGAACCCCCACCCAAGCCCCGCAAACACTTAGCACAACTCCAGTTATCTAGAACCTGCCCGTGCGCGGGAGGTAGTTGCTCGTTGGCTTCAGCGCGGAACCAATTCTTAACGGAAGGCATTCATCTTTCTTAGCAAGAATGTTGCGGGACAACCGATGCTGAAATATGCCGCCAGATTGATCTACCTTGCGCCCGCGCTGACCTTCGGCCTCGGCGCGGCGTTCGTCGCTGCAGCCTATCGGCTTGGCGCGTCACCCGCCGATCCGGCAGCCTGGCAGGGTTTTCTAGCTCTTGCCCCGCTGGTCCGCGAGCCGGTCTATTTGGTTACCGGGCTGTCCGGCTATGCCGTTGCCTTCGTCGTATTCGCAATCGCCGCACTCGCCGGCGCGGTGATCGCTGTCTCTTCCCGTCCGGCCGGCAGGGCGCGATTTGTGCATGCGCATCTTGCTTTCCTGATGCTTTTCATGTCGATGGGCCGAGCAGGTGTCTTTTCGGCTGGCACCAACGCGAGCGGCATCGGCGCGGCGTCGCCGATTGACTGGACACCGGATTTCAGCGGCTTTCCCGCCCTTGGTGTCGGCCTTTGTGCAGTCGTCGCGCTGGCCTGCGCCGCCAGCCATCTGTCCGTCATACGTGGCATAATTGCGCGGCCAACCACCCAGCAGGTGGAGAGCCGGCGGACCACGCATTCCATGGTTGTGGCCGGCGCGGCCCTCGCGGTGGTAGGCGCCATCGCTACGGCCGCGTGGGCCAGTGGGCAAGGGCCATTGCCCCTGAATGCATGCGAGCAGGTGAAGGGGCGTCTTCACTGCTGGCAGTAGCTCACCGGCACGTCCTTCCGCTGGCAGCAGCATGCACATTAATGTCAGCAATGACGGGGATGCAGGATTCTCATTTCACGTCGAACCGGGTAGGCCCGCGACAGGTGCTCGGGGTAATTCCCGAGAAGCGGGCCTAGTTTGGCGACCGACCCGCCCGGCAGCATCAAGAGATAACCGCCGCACCTGGTGCCCTTTCGGGCGCAGGCACGGTGACTGATTCTCGGATGCCCTTAAATGACCCTTCAAGACCCATTCACAGGCATTGATCCGGTCCGGCCGCCAGCTGCCTATATCGGCGGCAAGCGCCGCCTGGCAGAGCGCCTGGTGAAGCTGATTGCGGGCGTTCCCCACTCGACCTATGCGGAGGTGTTCGTCGGCATGGGCGGCGTGTTCCTCCGGCGCCGAAGCCGGCCGCGCGCCGAGGTCATCAACGACCGTAGCGGCGATGTCGCCAACCTGTTCCGCATCCTGCAGCGCCACTACCCGCAGTTCATGGAGACAATGCGCTTCCAGCTCTCCGGCAGGCGCGAGTTCGATAGGCTGAAGGCGAGCGACCCGGCGACCCTGACCGACCTGGAGCGCGCCGGCCGCTTCCTCTACCTCCAGCGGCTGGCGTTCGGCGGCAAGGTGGCGGGGCGCAATTTCGGTGTCGATCCCCGCTCGTCGGCCGGCTTCAACCTGACGACGCTTGAGCCGATGCTGGCGGAGATCCACGAGCGCCTTGCCGGCGTCGTAATCGAGCAACTGGACTGGTCGGCGTTCATTGACCGCTATGATCGGCCAGGCACGCTGTTCTATCTCGACCCGCCCTACTTTGGCAGCGAAAGCGACTACGGCAAGGAGCTGTTCGGCCGCGACCAGTTCGAGGCGATCGCCGCGAGGCTGAGGACGCTGAAGGGCCGGTTCATCCTGTCGATCAATGACGTGGCCGAGATCCGGACGGCTTTCGCCGGCTTCGACATGCAGGAGGCGGAGCTGCTCTACTCGATCAGCGGCGGCGCAGGCCAGCCAGCGAAGGAGCTGATTGTTTCGGGATAATGATGGCCTATCTGCTTTCGCAGCCAATGCCGTCGCCATCCCCGTCCAGCTTGTTCGGATCGCCCGCGCTGACATCGACGTTCGCAGGGGCGACCGGATTGTTGCCCCTGCCGCCGGCACAGTCCAGCTCGGCCGTGCCACCACCAGCAGCGGGCTTCTGTCTAAATCCCATCGCTGCGGCGACGCGTCGGCCGTCGCCCTCGATCTTGGTGTTGTGGGCATCCGGGGGAAAGGGATCGACCGTGTGCAGCGCCTGATTTGCCAGCATCGCGTCGCCGGCGCCGAGGGTGACGGTGTCGCGGTGGCTCATATAGTCCGCGCAGCCCGCCAAAGCACAGGCGCCGGCCAGCAGCACAGATGAAAGCAACCGCATGTGGAAGTCCCCCGGATCACTAAACCAGAAAGGGGCTATTCTGTCGAATCTCCGGCCGTCAGCCTTTCAATTGTGGCGACGATCGCGGCGGAGATCGCCTCGGCCTCGGCCATCAGCTCGGGGCCGTAGAGCCCGTTGACCATCTCTTCGGCGGGCAGCACGCCCGGCGGACAGTGGTCCTCGATCGTCCGTCTGATCATGCTCAAAGCCATCCGGCACTCTGCCGCGTCGATTTTCATAAGCGATTTCCACATTCGATTTCGCTAAAATGCAACCAAACCGAGCCAGGCGCCTTTCAATCGCGGTCGGAGTAACGAGTGCATGCGTAACGCCGGAGATCGGCTGAAGTTCATCCCGCCTATGGAGCCCGAGCTGGTCGACAAGCCGCCCGAAGGCGACGACTGGCTGCACGAGATCAAATTCGACGGCTACCGCACCCAGGTGATCAAGGACGCCGCAGGCATCCGGCTCTACACCAAAAACGGCTTCGACTGGACCGGCCGCTATCGCTACCTCGCCGAGGAGGCCGGCGCGATCGAGGCCGAGACCTTCATCCTCGATGGCGAGGCCATCATGATCAACGACGCAGGCCTGTCCGACTTCCACGCTTTGCAGGCGGCAGTGACCAGGCGCACGCCATCGCGCGATCTCTACCTCGTCGCGTTCGACCTCCTCCACCTCAACGGACACGATCTGCGCGAAATGCCGGTCGAGGACCGCCGCGAGATCCTGCAGGCCATGATCCCGGCCGGCGGGCGCATCCAGTTCAGCGAGGCGCTGCCGGGCACGGGCGACGCCGTCTACCATCTGGTCGACCAGGCCGGGCTGGAAGGCATGGTCTCGAAGCGCAACACCAGCATCTATCGCAGCGGTCCGACCATGAACTGGCGCAAGATCAAGTGCTTCGACGAAAAGGAGATGGACATCATCGGGGTGCAGCGCGAAGCCGGCAAGCCGGCGATGGTTCTGATGGCGGACAAGGGCCACTACAAAGGTGGAGCGTTCGTCAACTTCAAGGCCGACAAGCGACAGCGGCTATGGGATCGCGTCCAGGGCAAGGCTGGCGGGCCGGTGCCGAAGGGCCTGAAGAAGGAAAAGGCCGAATGGCTGAAGCCTGGTCTGGTCGGCCGGGTGAGGTTCCTCAAGGGCGAGGAGAAGCTCAGGCATGCCAGGCTGATGGATTACAGGGAGAGCAATTGATGGCTAAAAAGCCTGCTTGGTCCCGTCTCCGTAGAGGACGCCTTCAACGCAAACGAAGGTCGCTACCTCGGCGTGCTTGAGGATCAGCATGCGCTCGAATGGGCCTCTGTCATAGTTTTTCACCTCGGCGTAGGTGCCACCAGCCGGGATTTCGACGTCCTTGTCCAGGTGGAATGACACCACCGGATGGCCGAGAGCGTCGACGTAGCCGGCCTTGGCATTGATCATCGTGATGGGCTTGTCGGCGTTCGATTTGAAGGCCACGCTCATCTGAACCTGGTCGTAACCGAGCGGCACCACGCTCCACTCGCCGAAGGCCAGCAGCTTGTCATTGCAGCCAGCGTGCGCAGTCCCCGTCAGCAGCATCAAGGCCAGCAGCGCGCGCATACGATTGTCTCCCCCCGTCAAGCCCAGGGGACGCTAAACCAACATTCCACGCGGAGCAAATGTCTCGGGTGGCCCGGAGACGGCCTTTTTGATCCGCTGGACGTCAGCTATGGTTTGCCCATGCTCAACCCCGTCGACAAGATCATCGCCGACATCGTGGCGGCTATGCCGGGCTCTGTCTCTATCGCGCAGAGCATCCAGCAGCTGCGCTTGGTCAGCGCCACCAGCTCGACTGACATCGAGTTGGAAATGGCCATTGCGACCGCAGCCGCCTACCAATGGAAGCCCATCTTGTTCGATCGGATGATATGAGCGGGGAACGGCTGACAGTCCGGCTTGCCTACCAGCGCGGCTGGCAAGTCGTGGATGGGAGCACCATCCTGCAGACTTTCGACACCAAAGAGGGTGCTTTCCAGTTCCTGGTCGACCGGGGCGCTCGTGTTCATCTGGTGTGGTCGCGAACTGTCATTGGCGGGCAGACGGCCCCCTTCGACTTCGCCGCGAGGTTTCAGGATGAGAAGGCTGGCCGGATCATGAAAGGGCTTCATGGGCCATCGGCGGGCATCTGGTCTTGGTTTTCGGGTTCGTCGAGCGGCAGGGTCGAAACGAAGGACGAAGCCGTCTATGCCGTCGAGCGGGCCTATACCAGGGTCGTCGTCAAGGCGGATTATCCGAAGTGA